GTAACTTCGCCACCTTATGCTGAGACTATTGACCAAACCAAGAAAGGCACAAGGCGAGGTATCAGAAGCCGAATGTATGATAAGGGTAAGGAATACGGAATGTATGCTGACCAAGAAGACCCCAACAACATAGGCAATCTAAAATATGGTGAAATAGATAAGTGTATATTCTCACCGCCTTATGCTGGAGGGGAGCAATTTCACGATATTGACTTTATTAACAAGGAGCAACCATCACCGCATAGACCACAACAGAAACAGAATATGAGCAACTTACCCTATGGTCAGATAGATAAGATAGTTACTAGCCCACCGTATGAGGGAATAATTCAAGGTGAGGCGAAGTCAATCGGTGAGCAGTTGGAGAAAAATAAGACCATTAAATTCAAGGGCAACTATACAACGCCAGGAAGGTTAGCTAGCCACGCAAGATTAGAGGCTGGTTATTCTGGTAGTGCGAACAACATTGGCAACCTAAAATCACAATCCTACCTAGAAGCTATGCTCCTCGTTTACAGAAGTTGCTGGACTGTTCTCAGGGATGGCGGTCTGATGATTTTGGTGACTAAAAACTTCATTAGAAATAAACAGGTGGTCAGGCTAGATGGGGATACGATTAAGCTATGTGAGCAGGCGGGGTTTAGTTTTATTGAAAGGCATTATAGGGAACTGCCGAGTCAAAGTTTCTGGCGGGTAATATATCATCAGAAATTCCCCGATGTAGAGCAGATTAAGAGCGAGGATGTGCTGGTATTTGAGAAGTGAGAAAAAAGGAATGAGTAGAACACCTGGAAGTAAGAATATAGTTCAATTACCAACAAGCTATGATATGGGATGTCCTGCTGTTAATTTGGTGATGGCTGTCGTAGCCAGGGCTAAGGCCGATGAAGGAACAGAATACGCAAATGGGTTTTGGTCAGAGTTTAAGAAAACCAATACCTATAAGAAAGGATTAAGGGGAAGCCTGAATGTTCTATCTATGGCTTGTGGATTAGGCTCTTATTGGTGGGGATAAATGATTGAAGAGATATTACATATAATACTTTGTATAGAGGTGTGTCTTTTGGTTCACCATTGGTTTAATGAATGGCTAGGAGGGAGATAGTATGAACATCAAAGTAATCAAAGACCAAGATATGGAAACTTATAGAGCATTGTCTAGTTTAGTTGGTGGGGAGTGTGGTGTTCCTAGCCTAGCGATTTATGTTGACCCTTCTTTGCCAGAGAGAACACAGAGAATGCTTGTGATACACGCAGTTTTAGAGAACTATAACAGAGGAATGCCCCACGATAAGGTGGAGCAACTCTGTGGATTTATAGAGGAAGCACTTGACCAGCTTGAGGGTTAATCCTCTTTAGGGAAATCATTTCCGCAGATGCGACAGTGATGGTCATTGGTGCCAATGCGGTGATAGTTATTCCTTGCGCCACAGTGAGGGCACGTTGGCTTCTTAATCATTTCAACCTCCTTACCCTTACCTGTCTCATATATTTTCTGTTACGGGTGAATCTTGTGCTTTTCATTTCAGGCTTCCATTTAACCATCTGTCTAATATGGGCTTTAATCGCCTTGCTTCCCTGCGGTTAAGTATCATAGTCTTGTATTGAAGAAATCCCCCAGGTAAAGACTTAAACCTTTGTGTAATTGAAATCCTAGCATCATCTGTAACTACTGTGATTGATTCTGATGAGTTTTGCTCAATTACTTGTTTCATTTTACCTCCACGCTTCAGCCATCTTGATGAGGCTGAGGTCTAATTTACTATCATCGCTATCCAATGAATCACAAGGGCAATTTGTATCGTATCCCCTTGGGTAGCAATGATGACAAAAGCCGAAACCGCATACCGAGCATTTAGGGCCGTTGTGATACTCCCCCTCTTCATAGGCAAAGATGTCTATCTCCTTCCCCTTTTTAATCCACTTATGTTTTTTCATTTCTTTCTCCTTTTATGTATTATCCTCTTATATCAACCTAGCCGTTATACAAGTAACACACTCCACTACTCCTTCATCTTCGTCTGAGCAATCTTCGCAAACTGCTTGGTGGCAAGTATCGCATTCTCTGTAAAACCATTCATTACCATCTCGGAAGATTGACTTTAGTTGTTTGCCACAATCTGAACATTTCATCTTACCCTCAGTATATACTTGTTTTTTGTGTGTGTAAAGACCTAGTGAATTGATTGTAGGAGGTTGTGGCTTACTATGGCTTACTGTGGGGCAAATCCTTCCTATCTAGCCTATGACAGCGAACTCCCATTTTCCCACTAATCCTCGCAAATGCTCACCATTCTAAAATTATTTTTATTAAGTTGACAAGTAATAGATGAGGGTGTATACTTATGATGTATTCCCCAAGGCTTAGAAATGAACCCTGGGATTATAGTGGGGTGAAAGCTACAGCGTTGTCCGTTGATAGTGATACCTGGGCTAAAATGCTTGCTATGGTGTTAGCTTTTCAGAAGAGAGCAATCAAGGCTGGCTATGTAGCAGTAGAGAGTTTAATTGAGGAAATTAAGAGTTAGGTTCTGGTATAAACTATATTGGTTTGAGTTCTTTATAATTAGAATAAAAATATGGTGGCGGAACAGGTAGACGTTGCAGTAGCGTTGGCTGAGGCTCTTAAATGAGCGTCCCCAATGTGAAGGGCTAAATGAGCTTAGCCATCTAGGGTGACAATGGCAACACATAATGGTGTTGCTCAAATCCCTAGCCATAGCAAGGTATTATGTTGGGGGCTATCTTATGGGTATAGAGTCCTGTAGGGTTGTCCCCAAGGATAAAAATGAATAAGATAGTATTACAGAGAAGACCAGCTAATCTAGTAGTAGAGAGGATGAATGAAACTAACGCAAAAACAAGAGAATAGTGTAAATTATATCTGGCAGGCTTGTATTGATTGTGGAAAAGAACGATGGGTAGCTACTTTTACTGATGGGACACCAAAATGGCTTAGATGTAAAAGCTGCGGTGGTAAGCAGGCAAGTAGGAAGAGGGATATTATGGGGACAAAGCACCCAAACTGGAAGGGTGGTGGCTATCGGCATATTGAGGGTTATAGAATGGCTTATTTGAATCCTAACGATTCTTTTTACCCAATGGCTAACGGACTTAACTATGTATTGGAACACCGCCTTGTTATCGCAAAACGTTTAGGGCGGCTCCTATTATCATCTGAAGTAGTCCATCATAAGAATGGCATCAAAGACGATAACCGAATAGAGAACCTAGAATTGACTAATTCAAATAGCCAGCATATGAAAGAACATTCTCAGGGATACAAGGATGGTTATGAACGGGGTTTAATTGATGGTAAAAAAGCAGCGAAGTAAAAAAAGGTTGACCCAGCGTCAAGAAACATTCTGCCTTAAATACTTTGAATTGGGCAATGCGAGTGAAGCTGCCTTGATAGCAGGTTATTCAGCACGGTCCATTAGGAATATAGCTTCAGTCAATCTAACAAAAACTAACATTCAGGAACGATTAAGGGAATTAAGGTCTATAGCAGAAGATGAGTCTATTGCTACTGTCTTAGAACGCAAGCAAATCTTAACTGACATAACTAGGGGTAATCTAACAGACTATCAAGAGACTGGTGCTGACGGTGCCTGGTTGAATATAGGGAAGGAGTCACCGCACACCAAAGCTATATCTGAAATTACATCAAGGACCAATGAAGACAACTCAGTGATAACAAAGGTCAAACTACACAGCTCCATTCAGGCTATAGCCGAGCTCAACAAGATGGAGAAGATATACTCTGAGAACATAGTCAATGTAGATAATAGGACATTAAATATAAATGTTGAAGACCCTAAAGGAAAACTCATTAGCCTACTCTCTCGCCTCGCTATCAGAGCAGGAGAGGCAGAAGGCGATACAGAGCCTGAACCAGAAAGAAGCTGAATCGCTTTTATATGATTGGGCGTTTTGGGCTAGGCCTAAACAGCTTCCCCCTGATTGGGATTGGTATATCTGGCTAATTCTCTCAGGGCGCGGGTTTGGGAAGACTCGTACAGCAAACGAGCTTGTTGTTAAGTGGGCGAGTGAAGGCTATAGTCCCGTTGCCTTGATAGGACAGACCAAGGCAGATGTTAGGGATACGATAGTTGAGTTGGGTGATTCAGCCATTTTGAATATAAGTCCTCCTTGGTTTAGACCTGAATACGAGCCTTCTAAGAGACGGTTGACTTGGCCCAATGGGGTTATAGGGGTTATTTATTCAGGTGATGAGCCAGACCAATTAAGGGGGCCACAACATGCCAAAGCATCTGTGGATGAGTTAAGTAAATTTAAGTACCCACAGGAGACGTGGGATAATTTAATGCTTGGGCTTAGAACCGGTGACAATCCTCAAGCCATTGTTGCAACAACTCCCAGACCTATCAAGATAATTAAAAACCTGCTTAAAGACAAAAGAGTAGCCGTTACCAGAGGGCATACGTTAGACAATAGGGCCAATTTAGCACCCGCCTTCTTGAAATACATCTTAAGTAGATATGAAGGCACTAGGTTGGGCAGACAGGAACTAGCAGGTGAGGTGTTAGAAGATAATCCAGACGCATTGTGGAAGCGGTCGCTTATTGAGGAGAGTAGAGCTATAACCCACCCAGACTTGATAAGAGTTGTTGTTGGGGTTGACCCTCCTGGAGGGGTTACAGAATGTGGAATTGTCGTAGCGGGTATCGCTAATATCAATGGGCAGGAACACGGTTTTGTATTGGAAGACCGTAGCTTACACGCCTCCCCAGATGGATGGGCTGAGGCTGTGCTTACTGGGTATAATCGTAACAAGGCTGACAGGATAGTGGGTGAAGCTAACTTTGGTGGTGATATGGTAGAGAACACCATACTACAAGCTGCTAAGTCGAGAAATCAACAGGCTAGTTATAAACATGTTCACGCTAGTAGGGGGAAAGCAGTAAGAGCGGAGCCAGTGGTTGCTTTATACGAACAGGGTAGAATACATCACATTGGAGATTTCCCTCTATTAGAAGATGAGATGTGTGAGTGGATACCTGGAGAAACTAGGGAATCACCCAATCGTGTTGATGCTTTAGTATGGGCGGTAACGGAACTAATGCTTAATGAGCCCGAGCCAGAAGAAGCTATTGTGGTTTATGATTCAATGGAAGCAGTAAGGGGTTTGGAGTTAGTATAATGGAAGAAACCCGTTTAAGAGACTTAGCGCCAAGAGATGAGATTGAACTTTTAATCAGAGAGGCTAGTGCTAGCGTAGAAGCTGACCTCGCATTAGAAGATGCAGGCTGGATAAATCTAAGCGGTACTACGGGGGATGTGATTTCGGCGTCTGAGCGGATAACAAACCTCAAATTATCACGCCTCTATTCCGTTAAAGACCCTCTTGGAAAACAGTCTATTAGATTATGGACTGATTATACCTTTGGAACTGGTATGACCTCTCACTCAGATGAAGACAGAACCGAGGAAGTAAGGCAGGCATTCTGGGATTCTAAGGCTAATCAGAATGTCTTATCTCCGAGGGGGCAACGCAAGTCATCTGATAAACTCTTAACAGACGGTGAGATATTCTTTGCTATCTTTCTAGGTGCTAATGGCGAAACTAAAATAAGGTATATCGACCCATTAGAGATATCAGAGATAATCACAGACCCAGATGACAGAGAAGATGTAAAGTTCTATAAGCGGGGGTGGACAGACGCTCAAGGCACAGGACATACGACCGTTTATAGAAGCACGGCCAATATCAAAGGAGAATCTGCCAAAGACATAGACGGGAACCTAGTTAAGCAGACTGACGATGCCTTAGTTTATCACTTAACTTATAACACTACGACTCAACGGGGCAATCCTTTATTATTACCTGCTTTAACCTGGCTGAAGTATTACACGAAGTTCTTATCTTCCAGAATAGCGGTTATGTTAGCATTGGCTAAGTTTGCTTGGAGAACGAAAGTGAAAGGCGGACAAGCGGCCGTAAATGCTATCAAGGCTAGGACTGACGCACAGGCAATAGCGGCTGGTTCTCAACTGTTAGAGAATCTAGGGAGTGACACTCAGCCTATTAAGACGGACACAGGGGCACAGCAGGCTTATCAAGATGGGCGGCAGATTAAACTTATGGTAGCTGCTGCCGTAGGTATCCCCGAACAATACTACGGTGATATCTCTATAGGTAATCTGGCTACGGCCAAGACCGTTGAATTGCCGATGATGAAGATGTTCCAATCCTATCAGGCGGTTTGGAGGGGGGCTTACGAGGATATTAACGAGGTTGTCTTTACCTATAATAAAATTCCAGAAGATAAGCAATACGTTGATATGGACTTCCCTGCGATAGCACCAGAGGATGTAGCGGCAGCGGCGACAGCCATAGTTCAAATTCTACAGGTTATGCCCGAACTCGGAGCTTCTGATGATGTGAAGCAGATAGCTCTAATGACTCTAGGTGTGAACGACCCTGCTGAAGTATTGGATGAATTAGGCAATGCTGAAGATACGGGAACGACAGAAGCACAGATACTAAGGGCAGTCAAGCAATTAAGAGAAGTTCTAACTAAAAAGGAGTAAAAATGGTTGAATTAACAGAACTAGATGAATTAAGAGGGCTAAAGGCGAAGCATATTCCATTTGAAATTATTCTTGGCAAATGGCAGAGAAATCCACAAAAGGAAGAGGATGTTATACTGCTTAAATACTTTCTTGTTTACCCACGGGAGGCGGGAGATGCGGGGATATTCTATGAAGGGATTCTTTTCATACGCTCGGATTGGACATTAGGGAAGGATAGAATAGATTCCTTTATTATAGATTCAGATGATTTGAAAGGGAGTAAGTAATGTGTGAGAAATGTCAGGATAGAGGATTTATTGAAGAGAACCACGGATTGATTGTAATACTATGCGACTGTGAGAAGGGCAGGGAATACAGGGAACGACAGGAAGAGATACTAGGTATCCCTAAAGGAAATTGGGAGATTGAGTTTGATGATAGCAGAACTAAACCAATTGATACCAGCACAGAAGCGGTTGACAGTGGAACTGGACAACTTGATTCAAATACTGGAAGCCCAGATACCAGCGAACCCAGAAAGCCCCGCAAACGCAAGGCTCGCCGAAAGACTGCAAAAAAGTCTGGCTAAATACTTCGGGGATTTAGAGAAGGCGTTCCCCTTCAGTAAACTCGATAGCCTCTATAGCAAACACATTAAAGAAAGTCTGGGGTCTGAGATTGGGAATACAATTGACCCTATATTGAAAACATTACAGGCTGATTTGTTTCGTGTGTTAAGTGGACATTTATCAACTGCTTATGGTCTTGGTAGTGCTGAGGTGATATCTTGGGGTAAGACTAAGGGTGGTGTCCCAATATCTTTTGAGGGGCCACCCATTTCACAAGCAGTAGACTGGGCTGAGAAGTACACTGCTACATTAGTCAAGGGAATAGACGAAGAGACAAGGAAAAGATTGGCACATACTATCAGCCAGGGGATTGAGAATAAGCGAGGCGTTCCCGGGCTGGCCCGTGATATTAGAAATGAATTTGCCGATATGACCAAGTATCGGTCTGAGTTAATCGCCAAGACCGAGACAAGGCAGGCATTATTCCAAGCATCACATGACAGAATGGTTGATATGGGGATAGATGGTAAGGAATGGGTGCTTGGAGCAGGGGGTGCGGATGGTAATTGCGAATATTGCCAAGCCAATGCCGCTGCTGGTATTATTCCTGTAAATGAGGAATTCCCGAACCCAGAGGGTGATATACACCCAGGTTGCACTTGTGCGATAGCACCAGCGAGACTACCGAAATAATAATAGGGGCGAAAACGGGCAGCGGAGAAGCCTACAAACCGATGGCGAGACCAACAATCGCTGAAATTATGCGAGCGTTACGGACGGAATAAGCGGACTCGCTTGTTCTAAGAGTGGAATAGACACCTGCCCCTTTTAATCAGGAGGTTCTTATGCCTTACACAGTAGCGAATCCACCCGATGTACTGAAAGGGCTACCTAAACATCTTATTGAAATATGGGTTAGTGCTTACAATTCAGCCTTCAAACAATATAAGGGGGATGAGCAAAAAAGTGCAGCAACGGCGTGGACTGCTGTTAAGACTAAATATAAGAAAGTAGACGATAAATGGGTAGCCAAGGAGGCAAGTATGCTAAGTGATAAAAACAAGAGTA